GGAGTATATTAATGAAGTCATTAATGGAGATATACACAGTACAAATCAAGCTCTTGCAGGGTTGGAAACAAGAGATACTGCGAAGACATTTATCTATGCGTTCATTTATGGAGCAGGTAACCGAAAGCTCGGAACTATCTGTGGAAGGTCTGAAGGTTATGGAAGACAGATTAAAGAGAGATTTCTTAGAGGTCTCCCAAGTCTTGCAAAGCTCAGAACAAGAGTGGATGCAGCTACTAGAAAAGGTTTCCTCAAAGGTCTCGACCAAAGATGCCACATCATCAGACAAAAACACTCAGCCCTCAACACCCTCATCCAAGGAGCAGGAGCAATCGTAATGAAGAAAGCTCTTATCATTTTAGATAAGAGCATAGAAGACAACAACCTTGATGCTCTTCCTGTAGCAAATGTACATGATGAGTTTCAATATCAAGTGAGAGAAAGTCAAGCTGAAAAGTTTGGTAAGTTAGCTGTGCAATCTATAGTAGATGCCGGTACTAAACTAGGGCTACGATGTCCGTTAAATGGGGAGTATAAAATTGGCAACAACTGGAAAGAAACCCACTAAGACTGTAGATACTTTAGTTCCGGATATTAATAAACTATTAACAGGTTTAGCTAATAACAAGAAACTAAAAATATCAGATAAACAGTTAGATGATTTTCTAAAAAATATTAAAGATGCTATTGTTGATTGGTCCAATCCTGTCAAGCAAAACAAATCTTCTCTTCGTATGTCTATCATTGGTAGACCTGCAAGACAGCTTTGGTATGACAAACATAGACCAGAAAAACAATACACACCCGACCCATCAACTCAACTTAAATTTTTATATGGTCATATACTAGAACATTTAATTTTATTTTTAACTGAGTTAGCAGGTCATACTGTTACTGACCAACAAAAGAAAGTTAGTGTTCATGGTATTGTAGGTCATATGGATAGTAAAATTGATGGTGAAGTTGTAGATGTTAAGACTGCTTCACCTTATGCATTTAAAAAGTTTGAACAAGGTACTCTTAATGAAGATGACCCGTTTGGTTATATCGCACAGTTAAGTGGTTATGAAGCAAGTGAGAAAACAAATCATGGTGGATTTCTTGCTATCAATAAATCAACTGGACAGTTAGCTTTCTTTAAACCAGATGACTTGATGAAACCAAATGTTAAAACTTTAATAACAGAATTAAAAGATAAGTTAGAGAAAGAACAACCACCAGAAAGATGTTATGAACCTGTCTTCCATGAAAAGTCTGGTAATAAAAAACTACCTGCGGGTTGTGTATTCTGTTCTCATAAAGTAGAATGTCATAAAGATGCTAACGAAGGTAAAGGTTTAAGAGCATTTAAATATGCTAATGGTAAAGTTTATCTTACTCACATTGAGAAAGAACCAAAAGTAGAAGAGGTAAAAGTTAATGAATAGAAAACAAATGAAAGTAATTAGAAGAAAAGCAAAGACTATTATAGTAGAATGGTTACAGTCTTTGTTGCCCGAAGAAGAAAAAGATAAAGTAAATGAAAAAAATATATTTGCTATGATGCCAAAGCAAACACATTATTATTTTCAAAATCAAATTAGACTAAGTGCATGGTCATACAAGTGGGTAATTAAAAAATTAAAACGAAATCCGGACTTGACATTTACCGAATTAAATGATATAATTATGAAGAACAATGGAAATAAAAATATACTCTAAACCTAACTGTGTGTATTGTGATAAAGCTAAAATTAAATTAGCTAAACATAATCCTACAATACTTATGTTAGATGTTGATTATACTAGAGAAGAATTTTTTAATTTGTTTCCTCATGCTAAAACATTTCCACAAATTATTATTAACGGAAATAAAATAGGTGGTTACTCGGAGTTAGATGGCTTATCGTTCTAAGTTTGAAGAAACAGTTATAAAGAATTTAAAAACAAAAAAAATTAAATTCTTTTATGAAAGAGAAAGGATTAAATATGTTCAACCCATTATTCATAGGTCTTATTTGCCCGACCTTTATTTTCCTTCTACTAATGTGTATGTAGAATTAAAAGGTAGGTTTACTATTGCAGATAGAAAAAAACATTTGTGGATAAGAGATAGTACAGATTATGATATTCGTTTTTGTTTTCAAAATTCAAGAGTAAAGATTAGAAAAAATTCTAAGACTAGTTATGCTGATTGGTGTATGAAAAATAATTTTGATTGGTGTGAAAAAAAGATACCGAAAGATTGGATGATAAAGAATGGAAAAAGGTAAAGCTTATATATCGTTTACACCTGTCGGTGTTGGTAAAAGAAAAAAAATAGAAATAGAATTTTGGGATTTAACAGAAGGTGATACACAAATTATGAAACTTGGTTACGGAACTTTTTGGTTTGCAAAACATAACAATGCATTGTGTAATTACATAGGTGAAAGAGAGTTTGAAAAAATATTATTTGGAAAGAAAGGAGAGGGTAGTGAACACAACTAAAAAATATTTAGAAGAAGCTATAACATTAGTAGGAGGTCAAAGACATATTGACTATGGTGATAAGACAGAGAACCATAGTAACATAGCAAAGTTATGGTCAGCATATCTTGATGTTAATATTCATGCACATGATGTTGCCATTATGATGACTTTATTAAAGATAGCAAGAACTAAATTAGGTAAAAGAACACCAGATACTTACATAGATGCGTCAGCTTATATGGCAATAGCAGGTGAGATAGAAGAAAACAAAATAAATTTAATGGAAGGTAAACCAGAAAGATGAAGATTAAAATAGATTTAGATAGAGATAAATACTTAACACCATTTGGTATCGCAACAGTTAGAGATAGATACCTTGATAAAAAAGAAACATCACCTCAACACGCTTTTGCTAGAGCTGCAAAATATGTTTCTACTTATCGTGGTAAAACAGATTGGGATATGGCACAAAGAATATATGACTATGCAAGTAAAACATGGTTTGGTTTTTCTTCGCCTATACTTTCTAATGCAGGTACATCTAAAGGTTTACCTATATCTTGTTTTCTTAATTATGTACCAGATAGTAGAGAAGGATTAAGTAAACATTATGATGAAAACATTTGGTTAGCTAGTAATGGTGGTGGTATTGGTGGTTACTGGGGAGCAGTTAGAAGTGATGGTACTTCTACTTCTCATGGTTCTAAATCAACAGGGTCAATACCTTTTATGAAAGTTGTTGATAGTCAGATGTTAGCTTTCAACCAAGGAACAACAAGGAGAGGTAGCTATGCAGCATATATGGATGTATCGCATCCGGAGATAGAAGAGTTTTTATTTATGCGTAAATCTTCTGGTGGAGATACAAATAGAAAATGTCTTAACTTACATCATGGTATAAACATAACTGATAAGTTTATGGAATGTGTTTCTAAAAATATTGATTGGGATTTAATAGACCCGCACTCAAAACAAAAGATTAAATCTATTAGTGCTAGAGAACTATGGAGATTAATTTTAGAAACAAGACATGAAACAGGTGAACCATACTTACACTTTATTGACACATCTAATAAACATTTACCAGAGAAACAAAAAGAAGCTGGATTAAAAGTTAATCAATCAAATCTTTGTAGTGAAATAACATTACCTACAAGTGAAGATAGAACTGCTGTGTGTTGTTTATCTAGTGTTAATCTTGCACAGTATGATGAGTGGTCAATGTCTGCTACATTTATACCAGACATGATTAGAATGTTAGACAATGTGTTAGAACATTTTATACAAGCTACTTATGATTTTGTTTATGATTACAAAGGTGACATAAGAAATATGGAAGTGCAAAGATTAGGTTTTGAGAAGGCAGGTTATAGTGCTTACAGAGAAAGAAGTATTGGTCTTGGTGCTATGGGCTTTCATACCTATTTACAAAAATTAAATATACCATTTGATAGTCCAATGGCAACAGGACAGAATACAAAAATATTCAAACAAATCAAAGAGTTAGCTGTTAAAACATCTAAGGAACTAGCCGAAGAAAGAGGTGAAGCTCCGGACATGGAAGGTACAGGTATGCGTAATGCACACTTACTTGCTATTGCTCCTAACGCTACATCATCTATTATTTGTGGAGGAACTAGTCCTTCAATAGAACCTATAAGAGCTAATGTGTATTCACATAAAACTTTAAGTGGAACATTCCAAGTTAGAAATAGACAGCTACATAATTTATTTAAAACTAAATGGGAACTGTCAGAAACTTTACAAAAAGATTATGATAACGATTATCAAAATTATAAAGATTCAATTTGGAAAAGTATTAGCGAACATGAAGGTTCGGTAAATCATCTATCCTTTTTAACTGATATGGAAAAAGATGTATTTAAAACTGCGAATGAGATAGACCAGAATTGGATTATCCAACACGCATCAGATAGACAAGAGTATATCTGTCAAGCACAATCAGTAAACTTATTCTTTGTTGCTCCACGCATACAAGCTTCACAAGAAGAGCATGATAATTTTTTACGCTATACAAATAAAGTACATTATCAAGCTTGGAAAAAAGGATTAAAGAGTTTGTATTATCTAAGAAGTAGAGAAGCTAAAAGTGCAGAGAATATTAATTTAAAAGTTAAGCGAGTAAGATTAGAACAAGAAGCAACAGAGGAGGTTTGTTTATCATGCGAAGCGTAAGTCCATTATTTAACGAGAGAACTTATTATAAACCATTTGAATACCCGTGGGCATTTGATTATTATACATTACAAAATCAATTGCATTGGTTACCAGAAGATGTACCCATGCATGAAGATGTAAAAGATTGGAATCAAAAGTTATCACCATCGGAAAAAAATTTACTGACACAAATATTTAGATTGTTTACACAATCAGATGTTGATGTTGGTGCAGGGTATTATGATAAGTATATACCACTATTTAAGAAACCAGAATTAAGAATGATGATGGGTTCATTTGCAAACATTGAATCAGTACATCAACATTCATATTCGTTGTTATTAGATACAGTTGGTATGCCCGAGTCTGAATACAAAGCATTTTCTAAGTATGAAGAAATGTCATCTAAACATGATTACATACAACAATTTAAAACATCCGAGGTTAAAACAAAGAAAGATTTAAAAGATGTAGCTAAAGCTTTAGCTGTATACTCTGGTTTTACAGAAGGACTACAGTTATTCTCAAGCTTTGCTATCTTGATTAACTTTCAAAGATTTAATAAAATGAAGGGGATGTGTAAGATAGTTGACTACAGTATTCGTGATGAGTCACTTCATGTTGAGGGTATGACTAAAGTATTTAGAACTTTAATAAAAGAAAACCTAGACATATGGACCGATGATTTCAAGAAAGAAATCTATGATATATGTAGAGAAATGGTTGACCATGAGGACAACTTTATTGAATTAGTTTTTGAGATGGGAGATATACAAGGTCTAACATTAGAAGAAATGAAACAATATAATAGATATATTGCTGATAGACGCTTATTACAATTAGGTTTGAAACCTAACTTTGGGGTGAGTGAAAATCCTTTGACTTGGTGGGATGAAGTTATTGGTGTTGAACATCAAAACTTTTTCGAGGGAAGAGCTTCTGCTTATACTAAAGCTAGTGTAAAAGGAAACTGGTCTAATGTCTTCGATGACACAGAATAAAAAGGAAGCAGTAATATTTTCTTATTCTTTAATCCTTGATAAAGAGGGAAAGTTTATCACAGAAATAAAATCTATGCCAGTTGATGACAAAGAGATTATGGATAAAGCTTTCCCTCATCGAGAGGAAAGAGTGTTCTTTACAAATGTTGTGAATGAAGCTAAAAGAAAATTTATTGTTGTCCACGAATGGTTAGAAAAATATCTTAGAGTTATTTCTTAACTAAGCTACCACCAAAATATAATCCTACAATCGCACTCATTAAGTGAGTGTCTAATGGTGTTATTACTACACCTGCATGAGCTTTGTCCATTAATAATTCTTTCTGTTCTATTAAGAATAAAAATCCTCTAGTAAATTCTGTCCATGTTAAAATAACAGGAACATCAA